CAATGTTCTTCAGTATTTTATTGATAATGCTCCTGCCGCCGTTGAACGTGCAAGGTTCTCTGCCATACGTGAGCGCAGTATCGGCATCGGTGCTTTGGGGTTTCATGCTTATCTACAACGAAATAATGTCCCATTTGAATCCGCACTTGCAGTCGGAAGAAACAAACAAATCTTCTCACATATAAGGGAACAACTCAATGATGCGAATCTTAAATTGGGTAAAGAGCGAGGTGAAGCTATTGATGCTGTTGGCACTGGTCAACGTTTTAGCCATCTTATGGCTGTTGCTCCAAATGCTTCTTCGTCTATCATCATGGGAAATACTAGCCCTAGTATTGAACCTTATCGTGCTAATGCTTATCGTCAGGACACTCTATCAGGCTCATCATTAGCCAAAAACAAATGGCTTGACAGAATCATCAAAAGTGTAGTAAAATCAGATGATGAATATCAAACAGTTTGGTCTAGCATTATTGCAAATGATGGTAGTGTACAGCACTTAGATATTTTAGATGATTGGCAAAAAGATGTATTCAAGACTTCTATGGAGATTGACCAGCGTTGGTTAGTTAATCATGCCGCAGATAGACAAGAGTATATTGACCAAGCACAATCTTTGAATCTATTCTTCCGTCCTGATGTGAACATTATGTATCTACATGCAGTACACTTTCAAGCATGGAAGCAAGGACTCAAAACATTGTACTACTGCCGTTCAGAGAAAATTGGTAAAGCAGATAAAGTTTCAAAACGCATTGAGCGTGAAGTAATTAAAGAACTAGATATGAAAGCACTTATTGATGGTGATGCATGTCTTGCATGTGAAGGATAAAAAAATGAAAGTACTTAGATTTACAGCATCATGGTGTCAACCATGCAAGATGTTAGCAAAAACATTAGAAGATGTTGATACTCAAATTCCAATTGAAGTTATTGACATTGATGAGAATCAACAACTCGCAGTAGACTATGGCATTCGTGGTGTTCCCACTTTAGTCATGTTAGATGGTGACATTGAAGTTAAAAGATTTTCTGGCATGAAAATGAAAAATGAATTAACAGAATGGTTGGGTGCTTAAATGGAATGGAATTTTGGTGTAATGGAAGTAATTTTCCTTGTCAGTTGTATCATTATTTTTATTCAAAACAGAATGAAAAAATCAGAAAATGAAATTGATAGGGTGTTGAGAGAAGCCGAACAAGTTAAATATAAAAACATGGATATATTAATTTGCAAAAGTGAAGTGCATGATGGGCAGATTTTTATTTACAACAGAAAAACAAATGTGTTCATCACACAACAAGCAACTATTGAAAGTACATTCAAGTACTTCATAGATAACTATCCTGGCAGAAGAATACATTTCGGAGAAGAATAACAAATGAGTGTAACAAAAATAAAAAGTAATTTAATGGATAGCAGAGATGCATTCAAACCATTTAATTATCCGTGGGCATATGATGCATGGTTAAAGCACGAACAGAGTCATTGGCTACATACAGAAGTTCCAATGGCTGAAGATGTAAAAGATTGGAAGAAAAAGTTAACAGTAGAAGAAAAACATTTTCTCACAAACATCTTTCGGTTCTTTACTCAAGGCGACATTGACGTTGCTGGTGGTTATGTAAAAAACTATCTGCCATATTTCAAACAACCAGAAGTACGTATGATGTTGCTTGGCTTTGCCGCTAGAGAAGCGTTGCACGTTGCCGCATACTCACATCTGATTGAAACGTTAGGTCTGCCAGATACAACATACAATGAATTCTTAGCATATCAAGAAATGAAAGACAAACACGATTATGTGTTAGACATTTCAAATGCGAATGGCGACTTGCAATCTACTGCTACACACATTGCAGTATTCTCTGCATTCACAGAAGGTATGCAGTTGTTTTCTTCATTCATCATGCTATTAAACTTTCCACGCACAGGTAAGATGAGAGGCATGGGGCAGATTGTTACTTGGTCTATCGTAGATGAGACACAGCATTGCGAATCTATGATTAAACTATTCAGATCATTCATTCAAGAGAATCACGAAATTTGGAATGATGAATTGAAATCACGCATATATACTATAGCAGAACGAATGGTTGAACTTGAAGACAAGTTTATAGATTTAGCATTCGGCATCAATGAAATGGAAGGACTCACTTCAGAAGAAGTTAAGAAGTACATTCGTTATATTGCAGACAGGCGCCTTATCAGTCTTGGACTAAAAGGTATTTTTAAAGTTAAAAGAAATCCATTACCTTGGGTTGAAGAAATGATTAATGCACCAACGCACACTAATTTCTTTGAAAACAGAGCAACCGACTATGCAAAGGGTGCTACAAAAGGTGATTGGGCAGACGTATGGGGTAAAGCCGCATGAAAAAATTATCATATATATTTTGTCTCGCATTGATTTTTACGGGATTTATAGTTTCCGCATTGAACAATGCACACGCACAAACAGGAAAACAAAAACCTGGAGTTCTATATGACGCTAATATTACTAGGGTTATTGATGGCGATACTGTTGCGTTTGAAGCGGCTTGGTTACCAGACCCACTCAAAAAAGAATTAAGCATTCGTGTCTTTGGTGTTGACACACCAGAAAAAGGATTCAGAGCGCAATGCCCACAAGAAGACTTGAGGGGACAAAAGGCTACAGAATTTACAAAGAAAGCAATTGCATCAGCAAAACAAAGACAAGTCATTTTAATGGACTGGGACAAGTATGGTGGTCGTGTTCTCGGTGACGTTATCTTAGACGGAAAGAGTTTACGCCAAGCATTGATTACAAATGGTCTTGCCCGTGAATATTACGGCGAGGCTAAAACTTCTTGGTGTAACTAAATGAAAAAACTATTAACTATATTTTTGTTGATGGTGTCTGCTTCAGCATTTGCACAACATCATCACGGCCGTCATCACGGCTATGGAATTAGACCATACAGTTGGATTGGACCTACAATCATCGGCGGTGTCATTGGATATGAAATTGCAAGACAACAACCCATATATGTTCAACCGCAACCAATATATGTACAACAACAGCCCGTTATAATTCAACAGTCACCTCAAGTGTGTACTGATTGGAAAGAAATTCAGCAATCCGATGGAAGAATCTATCGTGAAAGAACTTGCACTCAATAACCATGTGGCGACTTTGGGCAAAAGCACTAGGACACAAATCTAGTGAGTGTGATAAAGAATCGGATAAAGTTGCAATTATTAGAACAACTATTGTACTTTGCTATATAATAACGAATCTGTTTATTGTAGCAGGCGTTATAAGGCATTGGTAAAAATATATGAGTTTTTTAGTAGCAAATCTACCACCAATCAAGTGTTTCATTCGTAGAGAATTTCTGTATGACTTTGAAAAAGGACACGGAGAACTTGAACCTTGTTGGTGGATCACAATCAAAAGCCAACGTAGCCAAGCATTTAGAATTGAATCGTATCTAAATCAATATGGTGCGTTATATGACAAATTACCATTACATGCTTTTTGTTGGAAACCTATAGAAGGTAAACCTTATCCTTTAGATTTCTTACAATTATGGAACAGCATGTCTTATGATATTACTGTAATTAAAAAAGCAATGATAGCGAATATGCGTTGTAAAATTAAAATGAAAGACGGATCTTGGTTAGAAGGAGAATATCTTTTTACAGTTGATTCTGCACATCCAGATTTCAATGTAATAGATTGTGGTCATAGTGAAGATGTTGAGGATCACAAAAGTTTTAACTTTATTAAATGCGACAATGGTCAATTTGCCGCACAACCAAATAATCGTATTGTTATTTTAGAACCAGCAAGTAATCCTAAAGAGATGAAGATACCAGATTTTAATGTCGCTACTACTAGATGGAATGTTGAGATGGATCCAAAGTGGGACTATGGCTTACCAGAAAACAAATGGCGAATGAACGAATAAGGAGAAAAAATGTCAACATACAAAATATTTTGCGATTCATGCGAAGCAGAATTTTCAATTACGCCATTAGAAGGCGGCGACAATACAACCCCAACCCATTGCTCTTATTGTGGATCATCCGTAACCGAAGAAGCAATTTCTGAAACAGAAGACGAAGAAGATTGGGACAAATTAATAGAAGATGAATGGTCATCGGAAGAAGACGATAGATGATTATCGCAGGAGTAGATTATTCTCTAACATGCCCTGCAATGTGTGTATTTGATGATGAGAATGGTGAGTTTAGTTTTGAAAAATGTCATTTCTATTTTCTAACCCAATCTAGAAAATACGATGTGCAATTTAAAAACATAACAGGTAGATTTTTTGACCACGAAGGAATGACTGACGTATTGCGATACGATGGTATTTCAAATTTCTTCATTGACAGATTGTTAGAGACAGATAAAGACTGCCATGTATTCTTAGAAGGATATTCTATGGGATCAAAAGGCAGAGTCTTTAACATTGCAGAGAACGCTGGTATTCTAAAATATAGGCTATGGTTGTTTGCCGTAGAGTGTACAGAGATACCACCAACAGTACTTAAAAAATATGCTACTGGTAAAGGCAATGCAAATAAAGAACGAATGCAAGAAGTATTTGAAGAATTCAATGACATTCGTTTAAAAGAAGAACTACATATGACTGAGAAGCAATGGAATCCTTCTTCCGACTTGATTGATGCCTATTGGCTATGCAAATATGGATTTGACAAGTTGACATCCGAAGCAAAGTAGAGTATACTCTATATTATAATAGAAAGTGATAATTATGGAAGAAGAAAAAATTAGTTCGTT